CTGGTACACTTCCAATAGCTTCTGGTGGTACAGGACAAATATCAGCTTCTGCAGCATTTAATGCATTAAGTCCTATTACTACAACAGGTGATTTAATACTTGGTAATGGTACTAATAGCGCTACAAGATTACCTATTGGTACTAACGGATATGTATTAACATCAGATGGTACTACAGCTTCATGGCAAGCTTCTTCAGGTGGTGTATCTACATTTCAAACATCTTTAAGTGGATTAACTCCATCAACAGCTACAAGTGGTGCAGTCACATTAGCAGGTACATTAGGTGCTACATCAGGCGGTACTGGACAATCTACTTATGCTACTGGTGATATTCTTTATGCATCAGCTACAAATACATTATCTAAATTAACAGCAGGTACTAATGGATACATTTTAACTTTAGCTGGTGGTGTTCCTACATGGGCAGCAAGTACCTCTTCTGGTGTTTCATTTACGGTCACAGACTTTACAGCAACAGCATCTCAAACTACATTTACAGTCACCTACACAGTAGGTTTAGTAGAAGTCTTTAGAAACGGTGTTAAATTAGCAATTGCTGACTATACAGCATCTAACGGCACAACAATTGTTTTAGCAACACCTGCTAACTCAGGCGACATTATTGAGGTTTTAGCATTTGGTGCGGTCAATACGGCAGCTGTAATCACTGCTCAAAACTTTAGTGGTACAGGATCTCAAACAGTTTATACGATGTCTGTCACCCCAGCTAACTCAGAATCTGTTGTTGTAGCTATATCAGGTGTTGTTCAAGACCCAACCACTTATACTGTAACAGGTACAACATTAACATTCTCAACAGCGCCTCCATCAGGTACTAATAATATCTCATGCCGTTATTTAGGACTACCGACTGCAACGACAGGTACAGGGGCTGTAATTAACGCAACTAATGGTATAATTGTCAATAATCAAACTATCTCTGCTTCATATACAATTCCTGTAGGCAGTAATGCTATGAGTACGGGTCCTGTAACTGCGGCAAGCGGTGTAACTGTCACTGTTTCAGCAGGCAGTAGATATATTGTTATTTAAGGATAAAAATTGGCTTCTACGATAAATGCAAGTAATTCTGGATTTGGTGGTATAGTCTCTACTGGAGATTCTAGTGGTCAGCTACAACTTCAAGCTGCTAGTACCACAATAGCTACAATTACCACAAATGGAATGACCGTTGCAGGAGCTTTTTCTTCTAGTGGAGCTTTAGGTTTACCTACATGGACAACACTAACAAGACCTCTTAGTCCAGCTACGGGCACTGTAGGCTATAATACAACAACAGGTAGAATGGAAGTTTGGACTGGAGCATTCTGGGGATCATCTGCGTTGACAGCTGGAATTACAACAACATTTACATCATCAACTACTTGGACTGTGCCAGCTGGTATTACTTCTGTAACTGTATATATTGCTGCCGCTGGTGGTGGTGGAGGCGGTGGTGGTTCAGGTGGTGGTTGTGGATTTGCAACAGGCGGTTCTGGTGCTAGCGGTGCTAATGGCGCAAGTATTTCATATGCAGGAACTGGAGGATCTACAGGCGGTAATTATAATGGTGGAGCAGGTGGTAATGGGGGTGGTTCAGTTTATAATGGGCCCTATACTTACACAGTAACTCCAGGCGCTTCAATTACTATTACGGTAGCTGCAGGTGGTGCTGGTGGAGTAGGTGGGTTATATCGTGGAGGTTCATCTGGAGGTAGTTTTGGAGGTCGTGGTGGATCAGCAGGCGCTGCAGGAGGACAATCATCGTTTGGTGCGTTTATTACTACATCAGGATCAAATTCAACAGCTTCAATAACAGGCACTGCTCAGAATGGTGGTACAAATACAGTTACTGCACCTATAGAATCATGGAATAGTAATGGTACATATAATGGTTATACTGGTGGCGTTGGTGGTGCTGGATATGTTCAAATTAGTTATTAAGGATTAACATGAATTATTCATTAATTAAAAACGGATTAGTAGAAAACATTATCATAGCTGACGAAGAATTTATTGTTAAATATGCGGCTGAACAAGGTTATGATTATGTTGATTTTGATAAATACCCAGATGCATTAATTGGTGCTACTACAACAGACAATATTAATTTTGATACTTCTTGCTATAAAAAAGCACCAGATAATCTAGAGCCTGATACTGTAGAGCCTACAACAACAGGAATGCAATCTATATGAGCACTAAAGTCATTGATATTAAACCTACGCATGACGTATCTATGAATGGTGTTTATTTTCAAATATTTCATGCTAATAAAGGTGAAGGCGTAGCTAAACACGAACACCCACATGGCCATGCAACTATGTGTCATGCTGGTAAAATACTTGTGTCAAAAGATGGCATCCAATTACATATGGATAAAACAACAACTCCTGTTATATTAAAAGCTGGTGGATGGCATGAAATTGAAGCTGTAGAAGACGGAACAGTATTTGTTAATGTATTTGCTTTAAAAGAAGAATAAGGATAAAACATGGCAAGCATAGTAGTCGCAGGAGATACCTCAGGAACCGTAACATTATCAGCCCCAGCAACGGCAGGTACAACTACGCTTACACTTCCTACTACAAATGGCATTTTTGTAACTTCTGATTCATCTACAGGTGGTGCTTATATTCCTGCTGGAACTACTGCACAAAGACCAACGAGTCCTGTAAATGGTATGACAAGATATAATACAACAACTGGTCAAGTTGAGTTTTACAGTACTATAGGTGGGTGGACAAATACAGGATCATCTGCAAATATTTACACAGCAACTTATTTAGTAGTAGCAGGCGGAGGTAGCGGTGGATTAAATAATGGTGGAGGAGGCGGTGCTGGAGGTTATGTTACAGGTACATTTTCTGGCACTGCTGGATCAGGCACTGTTTATACTGCTGTCGTGGGCGCTGGCGGTGCAGCTATATCTTCAGTAGTACAAGGTAATTCAGGATCTAATTCTACACTTACTGGAGCTACTACAGCTATTGGTGGCGGTGGCGCTGGAAGTTGGAGTGGTGGTGCAAATTCAGGACAATCAGGTGGATCTGGTGGTGGAGGATCTAATAACGGTGGTGGTGGTGGCTCAGGAACTGCAGGTCAAGGTAATAATGGGGGCGCTGGCGGCCCTGCCGTTGGTCCATTCCCAACTGGAGGTGGTGGTGGATCTGGTGCTGTAGGTGGAACTGGTTCAGGTAGTAATGCAGGTAATGGTGGCGCTGGTACAGCAAATTCTATTACAGGAACTTCTTTATTTTATGCTGCTGGCGGAGGTGGTGGAGTATCTGCTGGAGGCACACCAGGCTCTGGAGGTTCAAGTATAGGTGGAACTGGTGCAAGTTCAGGTACTGCTACCTCTGGAACAATTAATACAGGATCAGGTGGCGGAGGTAATGGAAGTGGTACTTCAGGAGCTGGAGGTTCTGGAGTGGTTATTATTTCATTACCAACAACTGCTTATTCTGGAAATACAACAGGATCACCGACTATAACTACATCAGGTTCTAATACAATTATTACATTTACAAGTTCAGGAAGCTATACAGCATAAGGATATTTAATGGCACTCATACTTACAGGAACCTCAGGAAGCAGTACACTAGATAGTTCTACAGGATTAGCTGTGGCTACTTGGACTACTGCTACACGCCCGTCTGCTCCTGTGACTGGACAAATGGGGTATAACACAACCACAGGGCAATTAGAGATTTATAATCCTGTTGGTGGGTGGGTTAATGCGGGTACTCAAGGTAACGCTTATACTGCATCTTATTTAATTGTAGCTGGCGGAGGTGGTGGTGGTTACAATGGATCTACAACTGGTCGTGGTGGTGGTGGCGGAGCTGGAGGTTTTCTTACTGGCACAACATCTTTAACTTCTGGAACAACATATACCGCTATTGTAGGTGCTGGTGGAACTATCAATACCTATGGATCAGCAGCGTCAGGCTCTAATTCATCATTTACAGGATTAACTACCGCTATAGGTGGAGGTGGTGGAGGCTCTGGACCAAATGGACTTACTCCAGATGTTAGAAATGGTGCATCTGGCGGCTCAGGTGGAGGTGCGGCAACTTACAATGGTTCTGGCACTGTTGGTTCTGGAACAGCAGGTCAAGGTAATAACGGTGGACTAGGTACTGAAACAGCCCCTGCTTATGGCTCTGGAGGCGGAGGCGGTGCTTCTGCAGTAGGTGCACTTGGAACATCAAGTGTTGGTGGTAATGGCGGAGCAGGAACTGCATCTTCTATCACAGGCTCTTCAGTTACATATGCTGGTGGAGGTGGAGGTGCATCATATACAACTACTGGTACAGCAGGCTCAGGTGGAGCTGGTGGAGGTGGTAGAGGCGCAGGTGACGGAAATGGTGGAGGTGGAGGCGCTGCAATTTCTGGAACTGCTAATACTGGCGGTGGTGGTGGAGGTGGTGCTAATAACACAAATTATTCTGGAGCTGGTGGGTCAGGCGTAATAATTATATCTGTACCAACAGCTAATTACACAGGTACCACAACAGGAAGCCCAACCGTGACAACATCGGGTTCTAATACTATAATCAAATTCACTGCATCAGGCAGTTACACAGCTTAATATTAAGGAGAAAAACAATGAGTCATTTCTCCGTATACACAATTAGTAACATATTAAACGATAAAATATACATTGGTATATCAAGCAACTTACAAAGAAGATGGCAAGAACATTTAAGAGCTGATGGTATGTGTACTTATTTACATAAAGCTATTAAAAAATATGGTAAAGATAACTTTAAGTTTAGCCATATTGCAGATGCATTTACATGGAAAGATGCTTGTGAAATTGAAAAAATGCTTATTTTAGAAATGGATACTAAGGCCCCAAAAGGATATAATTTAACTTTAGGAGGTGATGGAGCTTTAGGATTTAAACATACGGATGAAGAAAAAAAGCGTAGAAGTGAACGCTGTCCTACTAGAAATCCAGATATAGCAAAATTAATTGCAGATAAACAAAGAGGTACTAAAAGACCTAATTCATCTGGAAATAATAACGCTATGTATAATAGAATTGGTTTAAAATCACATATTCTTAAACATATTATTATTGCAAAAAATATAGCTACTGGAGACGAGTTTACTCTTATAGGAGCTAAAGATATTGAATCTAAAGGATTTAATAGAGCACACGTATATTCTTGTGCAAAAAACAAACGAAAAACCCATAAAGGGTATACATTTATATTTAAAGGAGATTTATCTTGAGCCATTATGCTAAAGTAGTAGACGGAAAAGTTGTAAGTGTTATTGTAGCTGAAGCCGAGTTTTTTGAAACTTTTGTTGATTCTTCACCAGGAACATGGATTCAGACCAGTTACCGTACGCATGGTAATCAACACCCAGAAGGTAGACCTTTAAGAGGCAACTACGCTGGAATTGGTTACACATACGATGCAACTAACGATGTATTCTATGCCCCTAAACCTTTTAATTCTTGGGTTCTTAATGAAGATAATTGGTTATGGGAAGCACCCGTTGCAATGCCAGATGATGGTAAAGTATATAACTGGGATGAAGCATCAACTTCTTGGAAAGAAGTAGACTTAGGATAATATATGACAAATGCGGTGAATCTATCTGCACTAGGTTCTAACGGAGGCACATCCATATCAACATGGACAACTGCTACACGTCCTACTTCGCCTATTACAGGGCAGATGGGTTATAACTCAACCTTTACAACATTAGAAGTTTATAATGGTTCTGGTTGGGAAATTATTAATGGTGTATGGACGACTGCGACAAGACCTACAACTCCTCCTACAGGAACGATAGGCTATAACACAACTACAGCACAAATAGAAGTTTATAATGCTACTTATAGTAACTGGGCTAATGCTGGCACATCTGGTATACAATATACTGCTTCATATTTAGTTGTAGCTGGTGGAGGTGGAGCAACAGGTGGAGGAGGTGGAGCTGGTGGATTATTAACTGGTACTACAACTTTATCTGGTGGAATTACATATACAGCTACTGTCGGTGCTGGAGGTGCTGGAACTACTGGAGGTACCGTAGGAAATAATGGGTCTAATTCTACATTTACAGGTATAACTACTGCTGTAGGCGGAGGCGGAGGTGGATTAATAGGAGGAACTCCAGGTGTTGGTCAGAATGGTGGTTCTGGCGGTGGTGCTGGAAGTAATACAACAATAACAAGCAGTGTAAACGGAGGTTCTGGTACTTCTGGACAAGGTAATGCTGGGGGCGCAACTCCAGGAACTAATCAAAGTCCTACTGGAGGTGGAGGCGGTGCAGGTGCTGCAGGTCAAGCTGGTGTTCCAGGCTCAAAAGGTGGTGATGGCGGAATTGGTGTTCAATCTTCAATAACTGGAACTGCAATATATTATGCAGGCGGTGGTGGCGGTGGTGGTAACGGAGCTATTGCTGTGGGTGCTGGCGGATTAGGTGGTGGAGGTAATGGCGTAGGTACAGGAGGTAATGGAAATTCTGGCACTGCAAATACTGGCGGTGGTGGAGGATGTACTTCTAATCAATCTCAATCTTATGTAGGAGGCTCTGGTGGTTCAGGCGTAGTTATTATATCCGTGCCTACAGCAAACTATTCTGGTACTACAACAGGCTCACCTACAATAACAACATCTGGATCAAACACAATTATTAAATTTAATTCATCAGGAAGCTATACAGCATAAGGATAAATTATGGCATTAACTAAAGTTCAGTCACAGATGATAGGTAACGGTACAAGTAGTACCGCATTTAACCCTGGCACACCGTTATACGAAAATACTCTGACTATTACAACAAGCTACACTATAACAGCTGGTAGTTCAGCCATGTCGGTCGGGCCCCTAACTATAAATTCTGGGGTCGCAATAACTATACCCTCAACGAGCAAATGGGTTGTCTTGTAGATTAAAAGGATTAAATAATGTCATCAATTAGCATAGCAGGCGATACCTCTGGATCAGTAATCTTGCAAGCACCTAGTGTTGCAGGATCAACTACGCTAACACTACCTACTACAACAGGCACATTAGTCACATCAAATGCAATGCCAACAGGAAGTGTGTTGCAAGTGGTCAATACAATTAAAACAAATACTTTTACAACTTCCAGTGCTTCTTTAGTTGATGTTACTGGACTTTCTGTATCAATTACACCAACTAGCGCTTCTAGCAAAATTTTAGTTTTAGTTAATGTAAGAGGAACAAGTAGTAACGGCACAGCAAACGCTGGTGACGCAGGCATTGTTTTAGTAAGAAACTCAACTAATATTGCAGTTTCAACAGGAGGAAGTTTTTACAATTGGATGGGACAAATTTCAGGTAGAAATATAGGAAGTACTGCTGTTCAAGCTTCTGCTTCAGTTGCATTTTTAGATTCACCTGCTACAACATCTTCTATAACTTACAAAATTCAATGTTCAACTGCTGGTGGAACTTTATTTATAAATAGAGACGAAGATGGTGGCAATGGCAGCGTATCAACAATTACTGTCATGGAGATTCAAGGATAATGAACCATAAAGCTATATATAAATTATATCCAAACGTTGTTACCGTAGATGACGGTACTGGTGCATTTGACAAAGATGGAAACAAAGTAGAAATTGATTTAGACTTAGTTAATGCTTGGGTTGACCCAGAAGCCTATAAGTATAAAAGAGCCCAAGAATACCCAGCTATTGCAGATCAACTAGATTATATTTATCACAACGGGATTGATGCTTGGAAAGAAGATATGATTGACCCCGTAAAAAATAAGTACCCAAAAGGATAAAACATGGCATCAACGATTAACGCAACAACAAGTTCAGGCATAGTAGCTACAGCTGATAACACAGGACAGCTTCAACTTCAAGGTGCTGGAGTTACAGGATTAACTGTTGGTGGCGGTTATATTAGTTTGCCTACATGGACGACTGGAACTAGACCTTCTAGTGTAGCAACAGGAACTACAGGATACAATACAACGACAGCACAAATAGAAGTTTATAATGCTACCTATAATAATTGGACTAATGCAGGCACTACTGGAATTCAATATTCTGCTTCTTATTTAATAGTAGCTGGTGGTGGAGGTGGAGGGGGCTCTGAATCTTCTAACACAGGCGGTGGTGGAGGCGGAGGTGGTGGAGCTGGAGGATTATTAACTGGAACTATATCTTTACTTGTTGGCACTACATATTCATTTACAGTAGGCGCTGGTGGTGCTGGTGGCTCAAATAATAGCTATCCAACATCTGGAGCTGATGGAACAAGTGGTTCAAATACAACCGCTCTTAGTTTAACTGCTATTGGTGGCGGTGGAGGCGGTGGAGATGAAAATAGAATTGGTCTTTCAGGCGGCTCTGGTGGTGGTGGCGGTGGAGATGGAGGTGCTGGTGGTACTGGAACATCAGGTCAAGGATTTGCAGGTAGTGCTTCTTTTGGTAGTAGAGTTGGAGGGCCTGGAGGTGGGTCTAGTGCATCCGCAACTAATAAAAATGGTGGCGCAGGCACTGCTTCATCTATAACTGGCTCATCAGTTACATACGCTGGTGGTGGTGGTGGTGGTTATGGTGGTGGTGTAGCTGGTGGTACTGGCGGAGCTGGCGGTGGCGGTAGTGGAGTGAATGTAGGGAGTGGTGGCAACGGAACTGCAAACACAGGTGGCGGAGGTGGAGGTGGCGGTGCTGGTGGTGGAGGTTCAGGTGGAACAGGAGGTTCAGGCGTAGTTATTATTTCTGTACCAACCGCAAACTACACTGGTACTACAACAGGATCACCAACCATAACAACATCAGGTTCAAACACAATTATTAAATTTAATTCATCAGGAAGCTATACAGCATAAGGACATAATATGAGCTTAATAGTAGACGGCTTAAATTAATATGTATGAATCTCAAAAACAATACTATATTAAGAATAAAGAAAAGATCAGAGCAAAAGCTAGAGCTAAATATGCTGAAGATCCAAAAAAATTCAATGCAAAAACTATGGAATCTAGATATAAACATTATGATAAGTATTTAGAGTACTCTAAAAAATATGAAGCAGAAAACAAAGAAGCTAGACTATTAAAATCTAGAACTTATGCTAGGAATAATCCCCATAAGGTTGCTGAAACAAACTTAAAAAGAAGATTAAAAGAAAAGAAAGCTACACCTATTTGGGCAGATACAGAAATGACAAAGAAAATATATACATTAAGAGATAGGCTCAATAATTTAGCTGGATATATTAAGTATCATGTGGATCATATAATCCCACTAAATGCTAAAATTGCGTCTGGTCTTCATGTATATAATAACTTAAAGATAGAATTAGCTTCTATAAATATGTCTAAAAGAAACACTTTTGAAGGAATAAATTAATATGTCACTTATTGTTGATGGAACGAGTGGAGTAACCTTTAACGACTCATCTCTACAAGGAGCTGCAGCGTCACCTTATGTGCTAAAGAACCGTATTATAAATGGTGATATGAGGATTGACCAGAGAAATGCTGGTGCTAGTGTTACTCCAAGTTCTGGCAATACTTATTTAGTTGATAGATGGTTATTAACAACAAATCAATCTTCAAAATTAACAATTCAACAAAACTATGGTTCAGTAACTCCACCAACAGGATATACTAACTATCTTGGTTGTGTATCAACATCAGCATATTCTTCAGGAGCTGGAGACCAATTTTCACTTCAGCAAAGAATTGAAGGTTTAAATATTGCTGATTTAGGTTGGGGAACAGCAAATGCTAAAACTATTACTCTTTCATTTTTGGTATATAGTTCTTTAACTGGAACTTTTGGTGGAGCTATTATAAACAACTCTGCAAACAGAAGTTATCCATTTACATATACTATTTCATCTGCAAATACTTGGACACAAATTTCAGTAACAATTGCTGGAGATACATCTGGCACTTGGCTTACAACTAATGGAATAGGAGCTTATATTTGCTGGGATTTAGGAAGTGGAACTACATATCAGGGAACTGCTAATGCTTGGGGAAGTGCATTTTATTTTGCTCCAACAGGAAGAACATCAGTAGTAGGCACTAACGGAGCTACCTTCTACATCACAGGTGTCCAACTAGAAATAGGCACATCAGCAACACCGTTTGAACGCAGACTTTATAATCAGGAATTGGCTGCTTGTCAGAGGTATTTTGCTAAAGATATGCCAGGAAATAATTACGCTTCATTTGCTATGGGAAGTTTGTATTCTTCAACTACTGCACAAATTGTCTACCCACATAAAGTAACAATGAGGACTCAACCCACCGTAGCTGTTAATCTAGTTACTGTTCAGGCTGCAACCACCACAACAAACAATATTAGTTCTGTGGCTGGTGCATACTATGGATATGATTCTACATTAATAGAATTGTCTGTAAGTGGTTTTACAGCTAGAGATGCTTGTTGGTTAAATACTGGTGCAAATGGTTCTACAGCTTATCTGACTTTAAGTGCGGAGTTATAAATGGAAAATTATAAATTAGCAATAAATACTATGGGGGATGTAGCTTCTTGCATAATTCGTTTGTCAGATGGCGCTTGTATCCCAACGAATAAAGATAACACAGACTACCAAGCCTATCTAAAATGGCTTCTAGAGGGTAATAGGCCTCTACCTGCGGACAAATAATGTTTGGTAATTCCGCCTTTGCCGTAGCCCCTTTTGCAACCCTAGGTGCGGGTACAGCATTCTCGTTTTCTATGGTTGAGAATATCAACATGGCTGACACAAGTAGCCAAGTTTTTGCCGCTACTGCATCAGTGACAGAAAATGTAGTAATGGATGATATTGATGCTACAGCAGGTTCATTCTTTGGACTTATCAATGAGTTTGTAACAATGAACGATGTAGAAAATGTTACAGCTCAGTTTGCATCAAGCATTGCAGAGAATTCAAATTTAGTAGATGTTAATGACATAACAGCGCAGTTTGCAACAAGTAAGACAGAAAATGTAGTTATGGATGATGTAAGAATAGACTACTTTGCAGCATTAGAGTCCAGAGTAGAACCATTTACTATGGCAGATATTGTTT